GAATGCCGCGATATATACCCGCGGCATGTACGGCGCAGCTTCTGTCACGCGTAGAAACTGGAAGAAAAGACGCGAAGAAGTGACGCTGGAAGAAAGATCGCGAAGAAAGATCGCGAAGAAAGAACGCTTTAGGGTGCACGGCGAAGCCGTGCTTTAGGGTTGCAGTCACGCCATCCCGACTTTAGGACGTAGCGTTCCCACGAACTCTCTGTGCGGCGGCGAAGCCGTCGTCTGCTTTAGGACGTGGCGTCTGCCTGCCGCGGACTGGGCCCGGGTTTAATTTAGTCACGTGTGCACGAACACGGGCGAGCGAAGCGAGCCTTCTGACGCGGCGGCGAAGCCGTCGTCTGCGAGCGGAGCGAGCTTTAGGGTGTGGCGGACGCCATCCACACTTTAGGGTTATAAAACCAAAAAATTAAATAGAAATCATAATTAGCCATGAAAAGAAGGAGCGTGAGGAGGCGTCCTACGAAGCGACGTTCTGTGAGGAGGTCTTACAAGAAGACTCATTCTCGGAAGTATGGAAAGAGGCGAGGCCATAGGCGTAAGTCTGTGCGTGCTCGCAGTACTGGTGCTCCTCGTACAGATATTGGTACGGGTGCACAGTTGTTTGCGAAGAAGAATGCCACTGTCATGAAGAAGCGTATGTCTACGACGCAACGTTTGTTGAAGGAAGTGAAGGCCAATGAATGTTGGACGAAGCAACGGTTTCAGGGTATTTCCAAATACCGCAATACACAGGACGCCCCTCTGAATCCTATAGGGGATGAAGTCGGTGGCGGTGCTTATTGGTTTTACAATAACTATAACACTACAACATTTCCCGGGGCAGGTGGTGTAGTGACTTTGCCACTGTACATGTTTGATCTGACTTCCGCTACGAATGTGTATGAGGGCTCCCCCACGACATATGCACCATTTTTTAGGCTGAATGCTATGCATGATGCTCCGTATCAGGGCATGCCTTGGTTTTCTACTTTGTTAGGACAAGCCGGTGGTACCGGTGCCCAGGATATTTTGTGGAATCCCGAGGACCAACCGAGGAATGATGCTGAGATTGCTTATGATCAGCCCTATTATCTTGGGAACAAAGCATTTTTGGCCAAGACTGATATTGACTTGTTCTTTTATGGCGCAGCTTCGTATGCTACTGAGTTTTGTATACAGTTGGTGCAGTTGAAGGAGCAGTACTTACATCCCAGTAATAATCAGAATGCCACTCCAGTGTTGGATCAGAATACGAAGTCTGCAGCTGCGTTTTACCAGTGGTATATTAAGCAGTTCTGTGCTCATCCTTTGGCTGAGCTGGACCCTACACAGGCTAGACTTGTGAAGGTGTTGTATGAAAAGAAGTTTACACTTCAGAATACCTCTACTAACGAGGGTTCGTTTTCTACTTATGGCCCAGAAGGGAACTTTCAGACTGGTCCTGTTCCATATGGGCCTCATGGTGGTTCTTTGACCAGGAGTATTGGTCACAATCAGCGCTTTAAGGTATCTCTTCCATGGAAGAAGATGATGAACTTTGATTGGGCGAAGAGGATTTTCGACCCTTCGTTCTTAATTGGTAATCCTAGCATTCAGGACACCTATCCTAACCAGGATTCTCAGACTTTGGGAGCTGTGGATTACAAGAACAGAATTTACTTGACGATTAGGGCATTGAATCCCATCGTTGTCAATAATTCCGTGTCTACTTCAGAGACCCGTGACACCCCAAGCTTTGATATGAAGATCAGGAACAATTGGGTCAAATTTAGCACATAGTATTTACAAAGGGCCAGGGTAAGGCAGTAGGCCTAGTATTACCCCTGGACCATACCGTTACGTTACAAAAATAAATTTTAATTTTTGAGTATAAGGTCCAATGCCTTTAGTGAATGTAATCTACATGAACCTCATAGCTATTTCTACCCCTAGTTCCCCCCTTAGATAGTTCTGCACGTCAAACTCCTGGCAGCGTCCAGCCGTCCACATCTCCGCGTTGTGGCGGACGTTAGCGAAGACCAGGACGTGCGGAGGTTTGAACACCTTGTTCACGCTATAGAACTTAGAGCTGAATAGGGAGCCGGAGGCTGCCTTCTCCGCAAAGATGTGCAGGTGGTCCATGTTCTGTGCCTGGGCCCTGGCGATGTCGATGCAGATGATGGGCTGTCCCTGGTATGCGTATGCCATGTCTTGGACCCGCCCGTCGACCATGATCGCCCCCATGTTGGTGACCAGGTAGTTGCACAGGAAGGACTTGCCTGTGTTGCCGACCGGGTCGTAGATCCAGGTCACTGTCCTGCCATCTGGGGTCTGCTTCAGGCCCTCCACGACGTGCTTCTGCCAGCCTCGGAGCTCCACCTCCTGCTGCTTAGGCACTGCCCTGAATGCTGTGTACGCCGCCTCCAGCTGTTTGCAGTTGTTGGCGAAGACCTTGGCATTAGTTCTGACGAAGTCATGCTGGATCTGGTTCCAGGTCAGCCCCTCCTCGACCATGTCAGCGAGCCGTTTATACATGGTGTCGATGGGTTTCTCCTGATCACGGGCACGGCCACCGCCCCTCTCGGCGTATCCAGGCGCCTTCCAGAATCCGTGATCCCATGCTGTCTCTTCCTTCCGCGCGTAGTCGCGGCTGGCTTGGAGGTCTCTGGCTGGTTCAAAATGGGCTCCGTCGAGCTCTGGCAGCTGGCGAACAATTGCCGACGGACGGGTAGCTTCTGTGCAGTCGATGTGCCCTTGGATGTGATCTCGTCCAGTGGTGGGGCACGTCTCGAAGTTGCAGATAATTTGGTTGACTGTGTTGACCGCCCCGCTGTCCAGTTTGTGATGAACGCTGAGGAATTTGTTGGTGAGAGATTCATTGTCGTCGAACAAAGTAAAAGCAAATGAGCGAGCGATAGCGTTCATCGAATAGAAATAATTGTAATAAAATAATAGAATGCCGCGATATATACCCGCGGCATGTACGGCGCAGCTTCTGTCACGCGTAGAAACTGGAAGAAAAGACGCGAAGAAGTGACGCTGGAAGAAAGATCGCGAAGAAAGATCGCGAAGAAA